TCATAACAATCATCCATAAAAGATTCAAATCTTTTCCAAGTCTGATTCATACTTGGAGTTCCATTTGCTGGATGGTGAAGTTGTACTCTTTTTTGTGGAAAGTCCACATTTTCATATAACATCCGTTTCAATATAAGAAACTCTACATCAATCCTATCAATTGGTATCTTCCAAGTCTCAGATAAAAACTTTTTATACAACAAAATTTGGTCTGATTTTATCTTGTCTTGTTTGACATATTTATTCCACCCTTTAGTGGATGTCTTTATATCAATAACTTTGAATCTACCATTTCGTGTATCTTTCATAACTAAATCTATGAACCCAACAAAGTTCATATTTGGTCTCAATTTCTTCTGTAGTGGAATTTCTACTCCAACCAACTCCCAATGTTTCTTTGAGAAATAATTAGCTCTTTTCTTTTTGAAGAAATCAAATATCAATACTCCGTGACTAAAGAATTCTTTCATATCATTTTCAGTACAAAATTCTTCTCCACCATTGTTTTTCATAATGTTCTCATAGTTAGTTTTCATTCTATGAAGTAACATTTTATCAAGTGGTAGTTGGTCTGCCTCTTTGATTGACTTTTTATACATTACATCAAGGTAAGTTTGTAATACCTCGTGTACACTCGTACCAAACATAGTGTGTATGGAATCTGAAAATGGAGCTAACTTATCAATGTACTTTAGTTTCCATTGATAAGGACAATTACTCCATACAGAATATTGTGAGTGACTTACTCTATTTACTGACAATTACTTACCCCACTTACCACGACCTACAATCGTCGCCATTATCCCATAATTAGACACATCCAAATATGCATCTTCTAATGGTTCATCTTTTACAGCAGATTCTCTATTGTTCATCAATAAAGTCTTTACTCTCTGTAACTTATCATTCATACGAAACCACAAACCTGTAAGTGATAGTTTCACTTCTTCTGGTGTCTTCAATGCTGTTCCAACTGAAATATTACCAGGACCATAATCGTGTTGTTTGTGTAAGAACAATTCATATTGTTCTCTTTGTAACTTTTTGAACTCAGCAGTCATTACTGGCCACTCTTTTTCCATCAGTTCTATAACTTCATCAGTTGATACCCTATCAACATCAGTTGATACAACAGATGTTTCTGTTCTTTCTTTTATCATTTATAACCTCTCATTTATCATTTTTTAAAAACAAATATGGGTTCATATTTATAACCCGCACCCATTACACTTGATAATGTCAATTGTAATGTGTCTTCTTGTGTAAAACCAAGTTCTTTTGATATACTAATAGTCTCCTTTTCTATAAAATCATACTTAGGAGTATTTGCAATATTTATCAACATATATTTATCTTTTTTTAGTCCATCATAACAATTTTGAATAGTCTTTCTCAAAAAACCATTTACCCATTCATTCTCTGTAGGGAATTTAATAAAACTTTGTGACTTTTCCAAGCTATATTTTTCAGTATCGAAATAAGGTGGGGAAGTGAAACATAAATCGAGTGATTCTTTTTCTGGTTTGAATTCCTCACTTCCTTGTTTATAAATATCAATTTTTTTCCCAAAATACGAAAAATCTTTTTTCATCTCCAACAGACCATCAAAAGTTCTCGTAGATGGTTCAGTACCAATGTAATGTTTGGTATTTGATGCAGATAAGAATCCTAATAATCTACCACCCCAACCACAACTCATATCCCAAACTACTTCACCACCAAACTTCTCGTATATTAGTTTTGCGGCAGTTGGTCTAAAGTTACTAACTGATTGAGTTCCTGTATAAATTTTTAGTGATTGTCTAAGTCTATTCTCTGTAAACTTATTGTTTGGATGATTCTCCTCACCTTTGTAATGTTTTGCACTCCAATTCCAACATTTACGAATTGTCTTTTTGAACTTCTCGTCATCATTGAATATTTCCATTGGTGATTGTTTGGCACTCCCACATCTTATTTCCCAAAAATGTGGGAAGTATGTCCAAGCCAATCTCAAACAATGCATTGTCTGTATGATTTGATTATCAATAAAAATAGTATTCACATCAAACTTTTGTAGTTTTTTTATGTGGTCGTGTTTCTCTTCCTCACGAATTTTATAATGTGGAAATCCGTGTCTCCGATAATAATCAAATATAACTTCGATACCGTGTTCGATATCGTGTTCTTTTATTGCATTTGTTATCTTGTGAAACTCCAAATCTCGTTCATCAATATCAACGAACTTACTTAGGACTTGGTAATCTACACTTGTCATTTTATACTATCTACTATTCCGTATTCTATAGCCTGTTTGGAATCAATGTATGTGTCTTTTGTCATAACTCTATTCCAAAATGCCTTTGGTTTGTTGGTGTGTTGAATAAACATCTCTATCATTTTCTTCCTAAGATTTTCAAGGTGTTTTGATGAACTCAACACATCACTTGTTTTTCCGTGTTCAAAAGAAGAACCCTCGTGTACCATAATTGTCGTATTTTTAGTCATAGTTCTTTCACCCGTCCCACTTATTAGAATCAAACTTCCTGCACTCATACATGCACCAACTGCGTGTGTATTTACTTTCACAGGAAATGATTGTATAGTGTCTATCAACCCAAGTGCCGAATACAAATCACCACCATAAGATGTGATATGTAAAGTTATTGGGTCATCAGTAGGATTTACCCTCTGTATCGTGTGTAATTTTGCTCCGATATCATAAAGTGTCGATAACTCGAATTCTTGATTCAACCAAATTATTTTTTCTTTGGTATCTAATCCCCATTCGTGTTCATATAATGCTTTCTCATAATTAGTAAGTTCTGTCAATTTACCTTTCGCCATTTTGTATCCCTCTATTGTAACTGGATTTAAATTTGGGTTATTAAACCGATTATACATTCTATGTAAGTCCGTATTTCCTACGAATTACATCTTCTTTTACTCCATACTTTCTCAAGATACCACCGAGTTCGGCCTTACCTTGTTCAGAAGAGATGTAGTAGTCATAATACTGCACAGATTCTCTGAATGATAGTTTGAAGTGTTTTGATATTATCTCTAATACCTCGTTGGGTCTCATATCTTTTTCTCCCTTGATATATTTCAACCATTGTTTTTTTCTTGGTAATATACTTGTGTACAACTTATAAACATCTTTAGGTTCTAATGTCCAATACTTCTGAACATCATTTACAAAGTCCACCCATTCCATTTTCATTGAAAGGAATCGATGTACCATATAATTTGACCACGACTTTTTATCAACCTCTGTTAGATTTTCAAAATAGTTGTTTGGTTGTGTACAAATTGCAGTTATGTGGTCGAATAAAGATTTACCTTTTTGTTTGGTATCCTCAATACTATACTTTTGTTCCAACTCTTCTTCAGATGGAACAAGATTATCCACATAATCATTACCAAATAATTTTACTAAATTTTGTTCGTAATTACTCATCCTTTGGAATGAATCCTTTTGGTACTTCACCACAATTACCACAAGAAAATACATTGATTGGTACTATGGCTTCTTCTCCTGTTGGTGATACAAGTGGTGATAATTTCTTCAGAAAGTATGTCTGAATAAAATTATAATTACCACATTTCTCACACGAGATACTTTCAGCCTTACTCAAATCAACTTGTACTTGTTGTTGTTGCCCTGGCATTGGTTTCATCGGTCTCATTGTCATTTTATATATCCTATAATCTTGGTTAGCATCGCCATACAATTTATCTCTTTATCTGGAACTTGTGAATCACGAAACTCATACTCGGCGATTGTTAGTATAACCTCGGCTTCTGAACCCTTTGCAAAATCATCTATTGTGTCATATAAGTATCTAAACAAATCCACAAAGTCGTTTATCTTTGAGTTTGCAAGAATCTTTCGTATATTATTGAAACAATCTTTTGGATTGTCATTTTTCAATGATTCCAAAATCTTTACTTTGTAATTATCATTATATTCTTCAGATACTAATACGAGTTTACCATCCACTACTTGTCTTTGTATTGTATTTATAATTCTACGAATATCAGGATAGTTTGCATTTACTATGTCACCCATATCTTTTATTTCAAAATCGACATCCTCTTGTTTCAAAATGGTATTCAAGTGAAGAGCAACTTCTTTTTTAGATGGTGGTGATATGTTATAAGTCTGACAACGACTTACAATAGGTTGTAACATTCTCTCTAAATAATTACAAGTCAATATAAATCTACAATGTGAAGAAAATACTTCCATAAGATTACGAAGAGCGGCCTGAGCATTTGGTGTTATATAATCACACTCATCTAATATAACCACTTTCCATTTCTTGAATCCAATACTTGAGGCAAATGTCTTTATCTTTGTCCTAACAGTATCAACATTATTCTCATCGGATGCATTGATATATAAATAATCACAATCAATCTGATTGACGATTAGTTTTGCAAGAGTAGTCTTACCTGTACCAGCCTTCCCATATAGTAAAAGGTGTGGTATGTCATCATTTTTGATATATGAACCAACCTTCTTTACAAGGTGTTCGTTACCAACATATGTATCGAGTGTTTGTGGTCGATATTTCTCAACCCACAAAAGAGTATCATTTTCCATTTATTTTCCTAATTTATCATATATGAATATACGAATAAAAGCAATACAAGTCAAGCTTTTTTCCATATCCATATTGGTTCTCCGAATGCTATATTTTCGGTTTCCTTTGTTTTATCTTTCAAATCTTCACTAAAGTATTCACTTTTTGCATTACCAGCACCACCACTATTGAACCTCTTAGTCATCTCCATTCCTATACAACCATAGTATTCCAACCCTTGTGATTTTATAAAATCATTCATTGGATTACAGATGTCAAAATATGTTTTGTTTTTTGCATCATAAACATCTGCAATATTTATTGCCAGTATCCCATCCTTTTTCAATGTTGGAATTATCTTTTCTATTGTCTTATGTAAGAAGTTTTTATTCCAACTATCAATGTCTTTATATCTGATGTAACTTTGTGTATCTTCATCGGAATATTTCTCAACATTGAAATAAGGTGGTGATGTAAATATTGTATCGAAGTAATTTTCATATTTTGAATAATCCACATCTTCCGCTGGTTCACAAATAAACTCTACTTCTTTTGGTTCTTCAAAAAATGTTTGGTTTTCTTTATAGAACTCAACTTGTTTTTTATAGTTTGGATGATTGAGTGTGTTTGGGTCAATCCCAACATATGATTTTGTTGTCTCTCCACAATAAAACCCAGCCAACCTATCACCCCAACCAGCACTAAAGTCAAGTACATTACCACTTCTAAAGTAGTCATAAAATCCTTTCGCTATACTTGGTTTGAATTGTGATGCCACATACTTTCGTAATGTGGTGGCCATCCTAATACTTTGCAAATCTACTTTGGTCAATACCTTTTCAAGACTCCAAAATGCCCTAACAATTGTTTTTATCCCATCAATTGTTTGCCAAGTTTTCCATCCACTTGGTGTTCTCGTCCAATCAACTTTCCATCTTGTCTCTATGTGAAATGGGTTAGAGGCATTATTACCTTTATTATCTCTTTTGAAATATTTTGGTGATAATATGTATTTTGATTTTTGTTCATTTCTTGGAAACCAAAAATCTTCCATCAATATATCTGGCCATTTCACACCCTTGAGTCTTTTCAAACTTCTCAAAGATTCTTCTTCAGTAATTTGTGGTATTGGACACGGATATGTATGTAAACATTTAGCCAATTCATCAACTACTTCATCTTTTTCATAAGTCTCCATAATATACTTCCATTCCTTTTCATCTATGAAAAGATACGGTTTCATATCGTAAAACTTAGTAAAATAGTCTATAATTTTTTCCATACCCAAATAGGTTCACAAAATGTTTTGTTCTTTGTCTCTTCCGCAAGTTTTAGTGATTCTTCACTATACTCTTCTGATTTTGCAGTTCCTGCACCACCACTATTAGGTCTCTTTGCCATCTCCATTCCAATACAACCTTGATATTCTGAACCCTCTAATTCATTATTTATGAAATCATTCATTGGGTCACATATCTTATCCCAACCTCTATCAGTACTCCATTTTGAATTAGAATAGACATCAGAAATATTTACCAACAAATGTCCACCACTACTTATACGAGTCCACATCTTTTCAAGTGCCCTATGTAAGAATGATTCATTCCAAGAATTTATATCCTTGTATCTTATCCAACTTTGAGTGTCATCATAACTATATCGTTCCACATTGAAATAAGGTGGTGATGTAAATACCAAATCAACAGGTTTTATCTGAGAGTAATCAAAATCTTCTGCAGGTGATTCAAAGAAATCTACTTCCTTAGTTGGTTCTAAAAAAGTACTTCTATGTTTTTCATAAAACTCAGCCTGTTCTCTGTAGATTGGATGATTTTCTTTTCTTGGGTCTATACCATAATACCTACTTGAATTAGAGGCATAAAACCCAGCCAATCTATCACCCCAACCTGCAGAAAAATCTAAAATACTATCAGCCTCAAAGTAATCATATATTGCTTTTGCGACCGATGGTTTGAATTGACTACAAATGTATTTTCTGAGTCCTATCATCAACCTTAGATGTTTTTTATCAATCTTAGGTAACTTCAAAGAGTATGCCGCACCCATTAGACTCGTCATAAACTTCTCAGTTTCCCAAGTCCGTTGTGGTCCAGGTGAAACTGAACCATCTACAGACCATCTATTTTTCTGTTGAAAGTAGTTTGATGATTTATTACCAACATTATATCGTTTGAAATAAATCTGTTTACCTTTATAATCAATTCCCCATCTATATCCATCTTCACTTCTGGCAAACCACTCATCTTCTACAATCAAATCATTCCACCAAATACCTTTCAACTTTTTATAGTCTTTTAGACACACCTCTTCAGATATTTCCGCATAAGGTATCGGATAAGTCATTGCAACTTTGGCAAGACTTTCTTTTACATCATCCTTTTCAAAGGTTTCTTTTATGTAAGTCCACTCTTCTTCGGATATGTCTAAGTATCCATCTTGGTTGTAAAATTTGTCAAAGTATTTTAGATACATTTATCTCTTATTCGCAGATGCAACAAGGAAATACTCAGAGACATACTTATCAACTTGGAATTTGATATGTGCAAGTCCATCTTTTGAAACTCTCAATCTTGCATTACCACACTCTTTGTTTGCAACCAATACATCTTTGAATAGATTTGCATTGAATGAGATATTGTCTAACTTGTCAAACTCAGTTACATTTACTGGTAGTTCAACTCTATTAGAGTTTATTTCACTCCAACCAATAACAACTTTTGCACCACTATCACTTTCATCTGTCAATATAGTGAATGTTTCTGTATCTGGTAATGCAGATTTACCATTGATAAATTTATTGATAAAATTAGAATCAATGTCAAGTGTCAATGTAAAATCAGGAACATTCTTCAAGTCTGGTGGTCTGTTTATTACTGATAAATCAGATAACATATAGTTTACAGAAGAAGTATCATCTTTCACTTTTAGTGAAATACATTTATCTTCTGACCTTAGTATATCAAGATTGATATCATTACCAACTACACCAAGTAATGATGATAATTGGTTTGTATTATATACTCCCATTTCAAAATCTTCAACATCGAACTCATCTAAACTAACATTTCCAAGTAATGATTTATCACCTGAAATGAATCTTGTTGATAGAGTACTATCGTTGTTTCTCCAAATGGCAGTATTTATGTTACCACTCAAATGGTATTTTGAAATGAAACGAGTCAATACATCTTTATTCATAACCGTTTTTCTCCTATTATAGTTTTAGTATATTTATATATATTGTTTATTATTCTCAAACAATCAAAAAAATCTTTCAATGGTATCTTTTTTTAGTGTTGGTTCATCCCAATTCATAGCCTGATAAAACATCATAATCTTTTTATATAACGCCTGGTCGTAGATTTTCTTATGATGTATATTCTCTTTTATGAATTTGATTATCTCAGGTGGGTCCTCATAACCTTTGTAGGCCAACACATCCATACCTAAATTATTTTCTTTTAGATACACCCACTTTATCTTACTACCATTCTTGATGAATTCATATTTCTTATCTTGTTTGTAATACTTTAGTAAGTCATTGTGATTTATAGCAGCCTTGACATGCACTGGTGCACCTTTTTTGAAATCAGTAAACATACCATCTGATGGTGATATGTATTTTGATATATTCTTTACCCCAACTGGTGATGAGATTCTATCAAAGTCCATCAACTCCATTGAATTTCTAAAGTTTACAATTCTCTCATCTATCTTTTCTTTTGGTACATCCGCCAAAATATCTTCCAACACACTCGATAGTAATTCTTTCATCGCGATTGCAAATGAACTTCTAACGGTATCCAAACCTTTGACATGCACTTTGTTTACCTTTACTCCAGCATCATTGATAATCTTCATACCATATCTTTTCTTGGTAATGAATAATCCACTCTTTGCAATAACCTCTTGTTTTATCTCGTAATAGTGTTCATCTATACGATTGAATCTTTTAGCAAAATAATTATATGAATTGTTCAAGAATGTTTGTACCTCTGATGCAATATCAAGAATCTTTTTTGACATCATCACATCAGATAATTTTTCATTCGGAAATCTCTTCTCTACCAATGGAACTGCAGAATAAAATACTGAATCAGTATCAATGTAAATACAATAGTCTTTGTCATCACCCAACTCTCTGTTGTAAAAGTAGTTACCCATTTTCTTAGTGAATTTGATTAGTGATTGACCTGTCAATGTTGTTGATTCTGCATTATCTAAGTCATAGAATCTAAATACAGGTAAACCCAATACACCATATAATGAGTTTAGAATAATCTTCTGTAGGTATTGTCTTCTATCAAAATACTGATGTTGTTCATCGTTACCCTCTTCAGCAAACTTCTTAGCCAACTTTCTGAACTCTACCCTTTCATTGAACCACTTGGTCAATAGTGATGGAATCAAACCTTTCTTATCAGTTCTATACAATACTCCACACGAAGATATACTGACTTGATTATCATTGAAGTATTGTTCGAGTTGGTCATTAGTTACTTTACCTTGTTCCTTACCTTTCATCTCAATAGTATAAGTCTTTTTCAAATCTTTTTGTAAATACTCTTCAGGATCCCAACCAATAACCTTACCAAGTTTAGTTTCAGGTGAAATATTCAATGAACGAATTACACTCGGATACATACTCGTAATATCCAAATCATATACCCAACTATGTTTACCAGATTGTGGTTCTTGTACATAAGCACCTGCGAACTTATCACCACTCAATTGTTTTGGTCTTGGTGGTTTATCTGGTGCAACCATTCCAACCTTTTTCAGATAGACTAAAATCGCACCCTCAAGATATCGTGAACTCATAAATACATCTTCATAAGGTACATGCCCAAGATGAGCCACACCACGAGCAATATCAATAAAATCTAATTTATCATCGAGTTTCTTCACAATCCTAACATCGTGTATGTTATATTCTACAAATTTCTCTAAGTCATTTTCATATAAATCGTTCAATGTACCATCATATTCTATTTTATTCGTACCAACCTCAACCTCACCAATATGGTCTAATCTGTAACTTGATTGCATCGTAAATCTAAAGTTCTTGTAGAGTGCGAGATAGTCTAAAATGTTCACACCTGCAATTGTATATCTTTCTCTGAATGTAGACCAATTTACTTCTCTAATTGGTGATAGTAAATTGGCCACATCAGCACCAACCACTTGAACTGACCGATTATAGAGAAAAGGAATATCGAAAAACTCTATATTCCAGCCAGTAATTATTGTTGGTTGGATTTCCATATATTTTAGGTAAAATCTTGTCAATAATTGAAACTCTGTTTTGAATGTTTCAATCGTTTGTCCATCTTCTTCTTTTACTCTGTTACCTACATCATCAGATGGTAGTTCAAATTTATTTTCAGGATCGAGTACAAAAGCAGTATAGTGGTCGGTAATAGAATCATAAATCGCAATAGAAGTTATCTGTTCTTTTGGATTCTGAACATCAGGAAATCCATCTACGATTTCACACTCGATATCCATAATCATTACTCTGTGACCATCAGATACTTCATCACTATCTGTATATTGGTCTACTAAAAATCTAACTACGGGTTGTACATCAGACTCAAACAGACCTTTTTCTTTAGGATCCCAATCGTGTATCTTCTTTAGTCTATCACCATATAGTGAAACATATTGACCACCAGGTGATTTGGTATACGCATATTTTTTGAATGGTATGACTTGGTAACCAGCCTTATCATCCCAAAGATGTATTTTCTTTTTGAAATGGTCGTAATGAATTGCCTGATACATTTATATAAACCTATTTACACCTGTTAGTTCGTTTATTCTTTCCATTGATTTTGTAAAATACTCCTCATCTAACTCACAACCAATAAATTCTCTGTTGGTATTTATGGATGCAATTGCAGTACTACCACTACCACTAAAACAATCCAAAACAACATCACCTTTATTTGTGTGAGCCTTGATAATTCTTTCTAATAACTCAAGTGGTTTCTGAGTTGGATGCCATCCAGCATATTCTTTTGATGTGGTATGATTGTTCTTTGGCCAAACATCCGTTGGTATTTTACCAAGTGGATTTAGTTCTTTACCTTTTCTAACACTCTTTTTCAAAATATATGGTATTCTAACATCATCTTTGTTGAACATAAATTCTTTACCTTTAGAATACATCAATAAATCCTCGTGTTTTCTGGCAAAGTTTTTCTTTGTTCTACCACCCCAATCATACGACCATATTATCCAACTCTGATAATAAATATCATCAAAAGAGTTGAGAACATCTAATTTATATTTCAAGAATGTATCTGTTTTGGTAGTACCCCAAACATACATACATCTATTTGGTTTCAATACCCTAACACATTCCGCTGTCCATAACTTACACCAATCTAAATAATCTTGTTCTGTGTCCCAAGCCGAGTCCCAACCCTTACCACCATCATATCCAATATAATATGGTGGATCTGTTAGAACCAAATCAATAGAATTATCATCAAGACCTCTTAGTAAGTCTAAACAATCCTCATTTACTATAGCATAACTTTTCATTCATTCTCCTCGAACCAATCATTGTCTTTGTAAGCAATTTCATAATTAGAAACATCGTCTAAGTTCACAACAACACTATTTAGGTTTGTTGTCGCCCCATCTTTACGATTGTTGTTGTTTTCAGTAAGTGTACTGATAACATAATCAGTAGTTGGTTTGATAATCAAAACACATCTCTCTTTCCAAAACACACCAAAATAGTGATTATGTTTAGAATAAGCATCAATTGCATCTTGTGTATATGCCCCATTGTAAACACCAGGAACTTTGAGTGCTGAAAATCTCAAACCTGTATTATGGTTTCTAACTTGACGAGTAAGGTTACGAACCTCTTTGTCATTGATAGACTTACTCTTATATTCTGCAGTTTGTCCATCAGCCTCATAAGCATCTGCACCATATTTATCACTACCTTTACCAGCAGAAATCTTATCAAAAGCCTTGTGACCTAATTTGTCAGCGATAACAAACTCTCTCCATTGAGTTTTGTCTGTAATTTTATGAACACCATCCCTCTCACCTTTTAGATATAAAGCGTGAGCCAAGTCTTCATAAGAAAAATTGTTTATTAGATTGTTAGTTGTTGTCTTCATTTTGTTTGTTTTTCCTTTATTATTCATAGTATAATATACACAACTTTTACTATATGTGTCAAGCATTATTTTCTTTTTTTATAACACAAAATAAACAGAGTTCAGGATAAAAAATCATTATCCCATCTAACTCTGTTTTACATTGTTTACATTTACGATTCGTCTTCGTCTTCTTCATCACCATCAAACCACACTTCGCAGTGTTCGAGACAATCTGAACAGATGTCATAGTCATCATAGACCATTCCACCACAACATTCACTTCTATACATAATAGACTCCTTTTATTTTATGTTTAGTTTTGAAAAATATTCATCTTTAGTGATACCAAGTCTACCATTGGTTTTTCTACCCCAAGTAAACTCACTCTTTAGTTTCTTGTTAGCCAAGACATTTACAAAAAAATCATTGGTTGGATTCTCACAAATAAACTCATAGTTTTTCAAGAATCTATCCACACCATTCATATCACTACCTTTTGTGAAATACATTCTTTCGTATGGTAAATTTGTAGTACTCATAGTCAATTTGAAATTCTTGAAATACTTATTATATTCAACTCCCACATGCTGGATAGTACCACTTCTTTTATTTACCCAATAAGTGTAAGTACCTTCTTTTAGATGTTTTCTTGTATTCATTATTTTTTCCTTATTTTTCATACCATAAGTTACAAATAAAAAATGACAAATACAAGCACTTTTTACAACTTTTTTTATTTTTTTTTCAATCCATTAGAAATATTTCTTGTGAATCTATTAGTGTATTTTCAATACTCCAATACAATTTCATCCAACTACCACTACCCTTATTTTGCATTACTCTTGTAGGTCTTAGTGTATTGAAAAAATATCCTAAACTATCTACTTCAGAGTATCTGTCTGTAGTCCATCTTAGTGTGTCTACATCTACATCCATAGTATCTCTGTTTCCAAAGTTATCATACCATATTGCTTTATTTCTTCTGTTTGGTAATAATCTGTAATGTCCACTTGAATCATCTTCGTCCCAATACATATTACTCCACCAATGTACAACCATTCTTTCAAGTGGTATACTATCTTCTGATTCTAAGTGACCCCAAATTGGAGCAGGTGTTATCCATAACCAATCAAGTATTTCAATTCTATCTACTCGTAACATCGTCACGATAATATTAGATTTAGTCGGGTCTTCTACCCTATCATCACAACAAAATAATAATAACAAAAATAATAACTTTTTCAATGTTTGTACCTTTACAATAATTGGGGGGAAAAATTCCCCCCAATTTATTACTTTAGAAATTGACAGATAGTCCTAAGTTGAAACTTCTTGGTGTTCCAAGAAATACTTCGGCATTATGAGCTAAGTGAAGTTTATCACCATACCCATTGTATTTACTATTGTCTGTTGCATCTTGAACATATACTTCGTCAAGAGCATTGAATAAATGACCGTGAATAGTCATATCAAGACCTGCAATTTCAGGTAATTTATAAGATAGATGTAAGTCTAACTTACCATAAGATGGAGTTTTCCATACTTGTTCTCTATCTGCATCACCTTCAACCTCACGAGAATCAGGACTCCAATCAGCATAGTGATTGTCGTACCATCTATAAAGACCTTGTACACTCAAACCTTTGATTGGTTTTACTGTAAGTCCACCAACATAAGATGTCTGTGGCATATCACCAACCTTTAGATTATTTAGAGCATATTCATACTCAGTAGATGTTTGTCCAATAATCTCATTATTTTCATTGTATTCCATTGAAGTATAGTCACCTTTAGCATCTCCGTCAAAGTACCAATCTCCGATACTAACAGCGACATCTAAGTCTACCATTTCGTGAAGAGCAACTTTAGCCTCTACCTCAACACCAGTATGACTTTGGTCTACACCAGTTAGATAAATGATGTCTGTGTCACCTGAATCACCTTGTCCTGTTGTTACAGATTTTGTAAGGTTTCTATCTTTCCATTGAGTGTTGTAATAACTACCCTTGATAGCAACTTTATCACTTCTGTATTCTCCACCGATTTCATTAGATATGAATTTCTCATTGTCTGGATTTGTAGATACATTTCCATCATAGTCAATCACATTATCTAAGATTGGTGGTTTTTGAACATACCCTAAATTAGCAAA